ATACTAGAAGATTTATATGAGAAACAACATCTTTTGGTAATCCATATGATTTTGTTAGAATACTTAGAATTGGATCTTGGGATTTATCTGATTCATATATCATTAAGTCTGTCAGATGGATATTGTGCGTTTGATTTAATTTCACAATATTTTCTATTTTATTTAAAAGTTTTATTCTTAGAATTTCTTTATCAAACATTAATTTAATGTTAGAAAATTAAAATATATGTATATATTATATTATGACGACGCGAATAACAGGATTAACAATATCGGGAAGTGAAATAAAGATTGATTATAGTAAAAAAGAAAAGAATAAACCATTATTTGGATGGTGGTATTATCAATATGGACGTGTTCAAGGACTTGGTAAAGCTGGAACCCAATTTGATAATAATAATGTATATTATCCACCTACTGGAAAACATTGTAAGTCAGGTCTAAGTTCGATAAGTTATATTGACACATATATTGGTTATTTGTCAGATGTAAAGAGTTTATATAAAGGAGGACCAGTAGAACATAACACTAATTTTTATTTAGGAACAGGTATTTATGACCCGAGTGAAAGCAACACAACTTGTTTAAAAGCAACTCTTACTCTTAACAGTAATAGAATTACTCCAAATGGTAATATATATGATACACAAATGATGTGCGTCACTAAAGGTTCTTGTTTAAACACAACATATGGGTCATCCATTAATATTTCACAAGATCAACATAAAGCAGGTAATGATGTTATAAATTTTGGAGGATGGGGTAATTGTGGTAATTATTATTCAACATTTAAACAATGTAAGGCTTATACGATAACTAAAGGTTATGGATGGGGCACTACAAGTTTTTCTACAGCACATCGCAATTTATGTATTAATCTAGAAGGAGGTGGAGGACCTATGGTTGTATGGGATGCAGATAAGATTAAAAGTAATATTCCAGACAAAGCATCTATGGCAGACGGTATGACACCTGGGTATGTATCTATTGATATAGAAGGGGTTTATCCGAGTTCTAATAAGAATTTTGATAAAGGGTTTTCAACTAATTTAGTTGACAAAATCGGAAAACTACGATCTAATAATCAAAAAGTTATTATAACATTACCTGGTTTTGGTATCCACCCTGCTAATGGTGGAATGGCGTGGATGACAAAAGCAGTTGCAAATGCAACTGATTATATATGTTTAATGTATTATAGTCAAATAAATGATACTGATACTCCAGGTGGATGCACAGACGGCGATGGAAATAATGGACCACTTAGTGTATTACAATCATTAAAAGGAAATGGTATTATTAAGTCAGCTGATCGGGATGGGTATATAAAAAATACATTTTATACCAAGGCTTCTACCCACCCTGATAAAGTATATGATAGTACAACCTTCGATAATTTTACATATTTAGAAGGCAAAGATCGAATATCATATGACTGGTCTGTTTATTTTAAAGGAATGTCTGATAAAATTATATTAGGTTATTCATTGTCAGGAAAGAATGAGACTAAATCTCAAAATAAGGCTTATTTTAGTAAAGATATAATAAAACTCGCTAATGGAGGTATTTCAATATGGGCACAAAAAGGTGGGCTGTATGGACAACATACACCGTGGAGTAACCCATGTCCAATAACAGATACGACTCATAAATGCTGTGGTAGTGATGCTACGTGGTGTAATCAAAGTAAAAAGAATTGCGAAGGAACAGGTGGATGTGGTGGTACATGGTGTGACAAATAACAACCAAAATCTACAACCCTCTTAATTCCTTCACCATATATTTTCCGTGTTTTTCATAATACTTTCGCGCTCCTACTCCTGATATAATCGCCATTTTGGTTGGCTTTCGGGTTCACACGTGTGTGTGTGTGTATGTTCCATATATTATATGTTCCACATATAATATATATTATAAGACAAAATCACTTGTCGTAGACGTTGGTCCATAATTTAGTTTACCATTTGGCGATGCCGAACAAGCCCAACGGGGTGACGATGTCACGGAGGTGGGTCGTGTAGGGTTAATATCTCTTATAACAGCTTTCGCATTTTAAAATAAAAATTGACATCTATCTATTATTAGATTAATAGATCAGAGCACAATGGCGACCCCCCAGTATCTCACTGGAGCTGTGTTTTACGCAGCATTGAACGTATGCGCGCTTCTACTGTACGATAACACCCTCTACCGAGTGGTAATCGGTGCGATTTTCGTCGGGTGGACAACAGGTTTACACTGCCACTTAACAGTGGACGTCCTCGACCCCCACCGAGACTCTCTTCGAGAGAGGGTAATGTGTCACATTATATTTTCGGTCTTGTTAGTGTCCCTCTGCTATGCGACGTCAATCCTGTGGGTGATTCCCATTATACTAGTCGTGATGATAGCGGAATATCTGCTTTGCACCTTTGCGCCACCAAACCTCTGGACAAACCTCACAGACCTCTGGAATTGGTGGTGTGATTGGCGGTGTTACGCGATGTTATATATGATATCGCTGGTGCATATGGTGCCAATAATGGTTTGTCAGTTGATACCAGAATCATTGTCACACTACACAGACCCGATAGTCATGTGTATTGTGACATTGGTTGTGGGTACCACTATATGGTGGGTGTTCACAACCAACGCCCGCAATGCCCGCAATGCCCGCAATGGGGGAAATATGTGTTCATATTAAAGCCAGGTTTCCGACCACATAACCACTGATCTATTATAATTAAACCTTCGCATTTTCACATAAACACCTTTGACGCAGTATAACAAATAACCAAACCAATCCACCACCAACTCCACAAACCGACCAATTCCTTGACCATATATTTTCCATCGGTCGTCTTTTGATATCCGTGTTTTTCATAATACTTTCGCACCCCTACCCCTGATATAATCGCCATTTTGTTACAATTATTCTGGAGGGCTAATTGTTCGGCTTTTTGGAGTAGTTTCTTACCGAATCCATAATGTTGGACGGAATTCTTATTATGGTCGCCGACTTTTTGTATAGTTCCATATACATGAAGTTCTCTGACAAATGCCGTTCTTGTTTTGAACTCTTCATAGCAAGAATCGGGGTTTGTTTCCATTATACGGAGTCTCAGGAAGCCATATAATGTATTATTACAATCGCAACATTCTTTATTCTTCCGCATAAACAATATTCTGTTCTTTAACTCTGTCGGGCAAATATCAAATGTCATATACTCTTCTCTGAACTGATTCATCATAAACGTATTAATATTCGTCTTACATTCGCAACTCTCAAAACTAATAAAATAATTCTTACTTTTGTATCTCTCGAGTTCTCTATAATGGTCCTTATAAATAGACTGAAGACGGGTGTTTGACGCTGTCTGTGGACACAACTCCTCTTCTATTTCTCTAACCACCAATTTCGCCTTATGAATTGATGTTGTTTTCTTACCAACCTCAACACACCTAATACACAAACATTTATGCCCTCTATTGACAAGTTCTTTGTGAAGGTCTTGTCTCATATTTGAAACAATATTCCCCACCAAATCATATTGTTTCGGGAAATCACGGATGATCCTATTATTACGAATCCATCTGTGAATTCGCGTTTTGACATTCAGCAAAAGTTCAAACATATCATCCGCTGGATATGGAACATATGATCCGTCCTTGTATTCATCCGCTATTTTAGTAAAAGGTGTAACCTGTGTTGGATAAAGTTTCCATTGGTCCGCCTGTAGATAAGGGGCATTCAAAATCAAATCAAACATATCCTTATCTTGCTTATATGAACTACCTGGCATATTAGGCATAATATGAATATCTACCTTAAAGCCATTATTCATAGCCATTTGAATTCCTCTAATGGCGTGTTTCAACTGGTGACCTCTATTATTCCTCTTAAGAACAGCATTCGAAGTATGCTGTAATCCCATCTGAATGCGGGTCACTTCAAGAATACGAAGTTCTTTAAGGGTTTCTTTATTAATACAATCTGGGCGGGTTTCAATAGTAATTCCAATAATCCGCGCAATTGCGTGTTCATTCGCCAATATCTCATTTCGGTGGGAATACATAGGACGCTTATCAGTATCAAAGAATGTATTAGCAGCATAGAGGATTTTTGTTATAAAATCCTTTCTATAGTCAATTGGATATGAATGGAATGTTCCACCCAATATAAGGATTTCAATTTTATCAATTGTATGCCCGTTAATAAAGTGAGTGCTCACCCTTTCGTTAAATTGAGCTATTGGATCGAATTTGTTCCGTTTTCCTCGCTGGACACCTGGTTCATCCGATAAATAACTCTTGGGTTGTCCGGGTTCACTGGGGCAGAAACTACAATCCCACTGACAGGTGAAATCATTACCATTCGGTTTATCAGACATAAAAAGGGTCACGACAAGAACCCCTGAATTACTCCTAATTTCCTTAACAATATTCTTCTCTTCAAATAGCAAATTTGGTTCAATCTTACCCGAATTAACAAGATATTTATACAATAGCGAAATTTCAGCCTTTTTGGGATGCATCTTCAGGTCACGTCTATATTTTGTCATTAACTGATTAATAGTCGTTTTATGTGTTATATTTTCTAGTATTTTATCTAGAAACTCTCTGTATTCGGGCGACGTGTTTATCTGTATGTTATTTAATACAAGATGGTCTGTTTTATAATGTAATTTTTCGATATCACGCATATTCATATATATATACGTGGTATGTGTTTAAGTAAAAAATCGATGGTTAATTTATTATAAAGTTATTAAGTTAGGATGTTTATGCGTCTGACGTTTATCGTGTTCTCTATCGTGTTGTGGATAACGTTTGTCCTGCTCGTCTACAACGACGTGACTGCGTACCACACAGACGCGTTCGACGAACGGGTCAACGCCTGTCTCATGACAAGCAAGTGGGTCAACACTTGCTACCTAATGGCGCTCCGCAAGGCAAATTGGTGTCGTGGTCCCCTCGCGGGTATGAAATCTGGACCAATGAACGACGTCCACAGAGGATCTCCGTTCGAATTCTTGGACGGCGTATTCGCCCTCTTACCTCTATTACTATTAGTGTGGTACGGGGTGCAACACTTGGACAGGGGTGTTAATTACCGACGAGGGTAGTCTCACTACAAACTTATAAATATAACATATATTGTAAATAAAAATTGACAGATATAATATATGTATAATAATACCCATTGCGAGAATGACTATTCTTGCGTTATTGCTCTACTCCATAGAGGTTCTCACGAACTTCCTGTTCGTCGTAGCAATGGGAGTATTCATCGTTGGATATTTATATTCGCTTGCGACGATGACTCGTCTGAGGTTTTCACACCTCGCACTGCGCGCAGTGAAATGCGTCCTCTTGAGTTACACATTCCTCGCGTGTCTGGTGGTCGTGTATGCGACCGGACCATACCCCCCTACCGACATGAGTATTGCGACAAGAATAAGTTACGTCTGGAACGTAATCGGTCCCGAGGATCGGATGGAGAACACGATAATAGTCTATATAATGATTATCATCTGCCGCTTCACTGTACTAACGGGTCCCATCCTACTGGGATCCGGTGTAATATACGTCGTTTGCGATGTAGCAAAACGTATTATGATTCGTTCCATAAACCAGGCAGAGTAACGAGCATCGCATGTACGTCGCACCAAAGTTATAAATAAACAATATTCTTATATCCTCTATAGCATTGCGGAAGCCAAGTGAAGGTTGAAAAGTCCCAACATATTAATTGTCGCGCGTGTGTTAATACTTGTAATTCTGTTATAATATCCTGTATCTTATCGTGTTTATTATAATCACCTCTATAATGTATATTACTATCTGTTCTCGATAATGGTTTTGTAATATAATGTATTGTATCTGTTTTATTATGAATCTTTGCTATTCTATTTACTTTATCAATTATTATAGATGAATCGGTTGCTACATATATATTTGAATGCGATGGTGTAAGTAATAAATTATTTATAATACGAAGTGCTTTAGTATAATTACATTTCTTATCTGTATAACGTATGTGTATTGCGATATAGTTTCCTAGTTTATGTATAATTGATGCTGGTATTTTCAAATATTCTGATTTGATTTGTATATATTTCTTAATATAATTCATATCTCTATCACGATGTAATCCAACAACATTTGTATATACTAATATATCTTGTTTATATGTATTTATATTATGTATATTGAATACACCTTGATTAGTTGAATATATAACTTGATTAGTTGAATATATAACTTTACCCTTATAATAATCATCTAATTTCCAAGTTGTGTGATTCTTCATACAATCATAACCAGTTTTGGCGAGATGTTTTGTCCAACAGAGTGGATGAACTGATTTGGTTTCATAATTCGGGATATCAGTGGGTATTATTATATTGTGTCTGAATAATTGAGCATCATACAATACATTAAAATATTTATAAAATGCGTTTTCTTTGTTTGCTGAGAACATATGATCCGTCCAATCAATTATAAGATATCTTTTTGATATAATAGCATAATGGATTGCCTCCCCGATAGTTGAAAGCCTATTGCCTATACCCGCCATTGATTTAACTATTAGGTATTTCATAATAATATATGATATTATTATTAAAAATTTATAAGATATGTCGATTAACCCCTTATAGTCGGATAAAACCAGGACACTCGCGATCAGTAAGTCGAATATGTAGGTGTCGATGTCCCAGACTGGGTCGAATACGAAGCAGTAGAAGACCAAGTAGAAAGTGTGAATGACTGCAACGCAGTTCACGGCGTACACCATCTTCATCACATCATCGTCGGTGTCGATGTCGTCTCTCGCCACAGGGAGGTGGGTCGTTCCCCGCGTGATTTGATGATGCAGGTCGGTCATTGAGTGCCAGACTCGGAGTCTCCTCCGCACTTCACATATCGTGAGAAACGACAGGAGTACTCTGAACAGGTTGAGTACTACAGTGAAGACTGCCGTGATGTACGCCACAATAAGGTTCATCGTGTTGGTTCGAGTTCGTAGTACCCTTATAATAGTTACCTGTCAATTTTTATCTACATATATAAAACCAATGCGACGTATATAGTATATAATGATATCGGTTGTAACAATTACGAATAAATCCGACCCTCATATATATCGGAATATATTCAATAATTACTTGAACCAATCATACGTCGATAAAGAACTCATTCTTATTATAAATCGGGGTGATATAGACAAGGAAGATAGTTTCTATAGACACTCGACAACTTATAACAATAATGGTATTGATATATATAGAGGTGTTCTCGATGAAATACTCAAAGAGAGAAAAGCAACCACCGAAACAATAAAAAACAATATACGTATATACAAATTTCCAGCAAACACATTAGGAGATTGTTTAAATAAAAGTGCCTTTTTAGCAAATGGTAAATATTGGAGCAAATTCGACGATGATGATAAATATGGTAGTAAATATCTTGAAAATAGTCTATTATATTTAAGAAAAAGCGGCGCTGATATGGTGGGTAAAAGACGTGTTTTTATACAAGATAAACAGACTAAATCACTATATTTGACAAATTCTGCTATTAAAACGAAGCGAGAAACACATAAAATGACGGATTTTGTAAGAGGTCCTACATTCTTTTGCCGAACTATGCTAGTTCTATTAATTCGATTTCCGTCAATTAATAAAGGCGAAGATACTGAATTTTTAAGGAGATGTGTTAAATCTAATAAACGAATTTATACGAGTGATGAAAATGATTTTGTATATATAAGAAATAGTAATATAGGTCAGACATCTACTATATCATTGGAGAAGATATTGGGGAATAATTATACAAAATTGCGTTGATATTACCCTAATCGTAATTTAATCGTTTTATGTTTTGTTTTATCTTCTTTATAAATGAATACTTTATGGAATACAGAAATCAATGACATATTATCGAATATTATATCTAAATATGTCCGATGACATTTGGAATAATTGGGAATAGTATTAAGAATTAAACTACATTTCATCTTTTTATATATAGGAGTTTCTACATAATTCCCGAGTGGTAAACGTGTTATAATATCACCATCATTCACATAATATCGTATTTTAACGCGTTTTTTTATATACTTCATTATTTCTTTAGTACAAAAACGCGGACACCCAAATCCAACAAGTTCCGGTTTAAATCCTTTTTGAGCCATTTTATATGCTGCTATTGAAGAATATACGGCACCAGCGGAATGACCAGTTAAAACAACTCTCTTGAATTTATGTCTAATTTTATCTATATATTTGAAGAATGATGATTCGATATTTTTTTCAAATGATCTTATATATCCATCGTGGAATCCACTATCAGATATTCCATATTTTATGAAAGTTAGAATATTAATTAGACTTCTTGTTCCTCTAAACACTATGTATAATATCTTGTTTATAATGATAAAATACCCATATACATAATTCTGTGTTCTAATATAAAATATTTCCATAATATCGGAATTATCATACTTCATCATTGTATCGGCACTACTTGCTTTTGTCCCAAACGCTACATTGAATAATGGGACTGGATATTTAAGTAGATAAAGATGTCTTACAAAATTCATTGGTCTTTCATAACTAAGACGGGACAATTTACATAAGAATAAATCTGATTTTCTACTTAATTTTTCTTTTGTCATAATATATATATATAGATTATTTATAGAGTATGTGTATATTGAAATAACTCTACTATCTGTCAACATGTCCCCTCATATCTGGATATATATCTGGATATTCATTATCTCTTTCTATTTTATTTGAAACAGGGGGTTGCGGGTTGTCTTCAATTTTAATTTCAACTGGAACTTCTAGATTACAATTAGGACATATTAAATACCCGTCTGATATGGAGCCTAAACAATGATATTGTTTTGTAATATAATTTCTAATATTAAGTTTGTTAAGAATCTTATACATATATATTAAACATATATATATATATAACTAAACATATATATAACTATCTCTATATTAATAATGTAAAATGAAAATAATAAATGATACAATACACGGACAAATCAATATGAGTTCGACAGCAATTAAAATCATAGATACGCCTGAATTTCAGAGACTCCGAGATATTAGACAATTAGGCGCGTGTAATTATGTATTCCCGACTGCTACTCATTCACGCTTTGAACATTCAATTGGGGTAGCGCATTTGGGTAAAGAATTTTTAAATAGACTTGTTATAAATAGTTGGGGTGATAAACAGCCACTTAAGGTAGGCGAAAATGATTATTTAATGGTTGAATTAGCGGGTCTATGTCACGACTTAGGACACGGACCATTTAGTCATTTATTTGATTATGATTTTTTAAATAAAACAAAGACAGGGGGTGAAAGTAGTAGCGACGATGAACTTATGAATAGTCAATTATATTCAACGCACGAAAATAGGTCTTGTTTATTATTACGACATATTAATAACAAATACAATATTGGTTTAATGGACGAACAATTGAATATTATATGTGATATGATTAAACCAAGTGGTGAAAATAAATCATTCTTATACTCTATTATATCGAATCAGTTAAATTCACTAGATGTAGATAAGATTGATTATATACAGCGAGATATATATATGGTTGGGTTGGAATATGGATTTAAACATCATCGTATATTCACTATGGCAAAAGTTATTGATAATGAAATATGTTATCATAAAAAAGAGGCATTTAATATAAATGAATTTTTTAGACTAAGATATAATTTACATAAACAAGTATATAATCATAGTGTTGTAAGAGCATATGAACTAATGATATGTGATATATTACATATTATGGACCCATATATTAATATATCAACTAGTATTACAAATCCAGAAGAGTTTATTAAAATAACAGATTCAATATTATATACTATTCCCTTTCTACCAGAATGTGACGTAACAGGGAAAGCCATTGAATTATTAAATAGAATGAAAATACGTAATATTTATAAATGTATAGATGAGATAAATATATATGATAGAGAGTTATATGAGAATTGTAAAACAAATTTATTAATGGGTCTAAATAGTAATGATATATTAAATTTGTCTGAATATTTAATTATAGATGAAATTAAAATAGGATTAACAGGTGGTACAAAACACCCTATTGAAGATATCCGGTTTTATGATAGTGGAAATGATAATATTCGGATAAATCCACAGGAATTATCGATATTTAAGAATGCCCTAAATAATGAACATATTGTTAGATTTTATGTAAAAGATATGAGGTATTACGATGACATAGAACCATATATAGATAGATTTAAGAATGAATTTAAAAATATGAATTAAAATTATAAGATATTATATTAGCTACAATGACGTCTGAAATCGACGATGAAACCGCAATTTTAGAGTTGGGAGATATCTTTGGGACGTTGGATGAGTTCATTAAAGCGTGGACTATTGTAGTCTTCGAAGATATTGTA